CCGGGGCGACACCCAGCACGTACACCGCGACTGTCGATGCCGTGGCCGCCGGGTCCTGTGCGATCCATCTGCACAACCACTCCACTGGAGTGGACTACTCAGAGGCTGTGGTGCTGGGCTTTGCAATCATCAAGGGGGTTATCACGTAATGGCAAAAGACCCACGTTTGGGGCGAGCCGGGGTTACCGGGTTCAACAAACCCAAGCGCACGCCGAGCCACCCCAGCAAGTCCCACGTTGTTGTCGCCAAGAGCGGCGATCAGGTGAAGACGATCCGGTTCGGGCAGCAGGGCGTCAAGGGTTCACCGGACGGCTCAAAGCGTAACGAAGCCTTCAAGGCGCGTCATGCGAAGAACATCGCCAAGGGCAAGATGTCTGCGGCGTATTGGGCGGACAAAGTTAAGTGGATGTACCCATGGCAGTAAAGAAGAGCAGCCGCCAAAAAAATGACGGCTAGTGAGAAGAAGGCTATGGCAGCCAAGAAAACCGGTTCAGCGCGCAAGTCGTGGCCGGTAACCCCGTCGGGGAAGAGGAGAGCAAAATGACAAAATGGTTGAAGCACGTAGATGACGGTTACATCTTCCCGTGGCGGGATGATCTGGCGAAGCACCCGAAGTTAATTGAGGTCACTGAGGAAGAGGCGTTCCCAGAGCGGTTTACCCCGAAGAAGCTCGTTAAGCGGGTTACGGCTAAGCGGAAGAAACCGCTCAACGTGTCTACAGATGACATTCCGTCGGAACCGGCATATAGTTCCCCTGAGCTTAGGGCTGACGCATCGAGAGATTTACCTGAATGACACCCACTGACATCATAGCCGAAGTCCGCAGCCTAGTGAATGATAGTGTAGCACCTTACCGCTACGCAGACAGTCTCTTGCTGGGGTTTGTGAACCAGACGCTGCGGCGTATGGCTATGATGCGCCCAGATTTATTCTTGAAGGTCGCCAATGTGACAACGGCGCCCGGGGCGGCGACACAGAGCCTACCCACCGACGCGATACGCCTTGTCGAGGTATACCGCACTGTGGGCGGTGACGTCCTGACCGAGACGAACAAAGATGCCCTAGACCAGACGTACCCCGGTTGGCGCTCAGAAACCCCGGGGCTCCCCGTGAACTACATGCGTCATGTACGGAACCCCAAGTTATTTTTCCTCTACCCAGCACCGGCCGAAGGTGTGGAGCTGGAGGTCGAGTACTCGGCTGCGCCACCCACTTACGCACTCGGTGCTACGATCGACATACTGTCTTCGGCGTACATGCCTGTGATCATAGATGGTGTAGTTTATTTGGTCGCGTCTATCGACGACGAGCATATAGGCGCCGGGCGGGCGAAGATGTTCTCCGAGTCCTTTACGGCGGCCTTGCGTGGCGATATGCAAATGCACCAGCTCACTGACACTGACGCGGGCTCCCTCAACCCTAAACAGGTGGTCTGATGATAAACCGCGAGTTCTCGTCTTTGGCACCCCGGATCAGCCCGAACACACCCGGGTGCCCACAACCACTGATCATACAAGCGGTCCGGAACGCCGCTATACGCACGTGTGAGCGCACATTGGGGTGGCGCCATGCAGAGCCCCCGTACGAGCTGCAGCCCGGGGTACACGAGTATTTGTATCGGAAGCCAGCGGGCAGTGATGTCCACGCGGTGTTCGGTGCGAGTATCAATGGGTACTCACTAAACCACCTACCCCTCGATGCAGCTCTACAGCAGTACCCAAGCTGGGCTGATCTATACAGCGGTGTGCCGTTCGAGGACCTGTGGACTGCCTCTGGTTCTTTCAACGAGGCCGCCTACAATGAGCAGCTACTTAACGGGGGCGCTACATTCGCGATGACCGACGCCGCTATGGAAGCGGCTTCAGAGCCGCGCGCCATTACCCAGCTGACACCGGATAAATACATTGTCCTACCGCTGCCGGACAACACGAAAACCTACGAGCTACGCCTCATATACGCACTAAAACCCAAGCGGGAAGCTACTGGGTTGCCGGACAATATCTTCGATGAGCTTGAGGATGCGATCTTCCATGGTGCGATGCAGGAGCTTATGGCTATACCCAATGATGCGTGGCATGACCGCGAGCTTGCTTCTTACCACGCGAAGCAGTATATTTTTCACGTTACCGAGCGTCGGGCCCGCAGCAATCTAGGTAATTCGCGCGGCAGTATGACGGTAAGGATGCGACCGCTCGCTTGACCTTGGAGACCCACAATGCCGATTACGCTCAAGAATAACGCCCGGGGGTTCCTCGCACAAGAGCTCACTGCTTCGGCTACAGATATTGTGCTTGGCTCCGGAACCGGGGCTTCGTTCCCCGCTGTGGGTGCCAACGATCATTTTTTCGCCACGCTCGTGTCTGCTGACAACACACTGGAAATCGTCAAAGTCACGCAGCGCGTTGACGATATACTGACAGTAGAGCGGGGGGCTGAGGATACGATACCCCAAATCTTTAGTCCGGGCAGCCTTGTTGAGTTGCGGGTTACTGTCGGGAACCTCGCTGCTGCCTCGACGACAACGGCGCAGGCTGTAGCTAACACATTGTTCCGAGAGTTTCGCCCCGGCGACGCCCCTGACCTATTCACACTGACTGGCGGGGAGGTGACATCCAACATAAACGGTGGTGTGTACCGCTTCACAGGCATCGGTCGTGCGGACATGGATACGTCTGTCCCGCTCAGCGTAGCGCAGTCGTATACGCTCCGCGTTGGATACCAGCGCTTTAAGGATAGTGGCGACCCAGCGAATGATGGCATAACAGCTGGTGTGACATGGTATAACGGTTTCGACAACTCACTTGGCGAGACTGTAATCCATTCTGACAACACGCTGCTTGTCAGCTCACTACACCGTGAGTTCTCCTACTCTATCGGTTTTGCCGGTGGCCCCGCCTACGACGTATATGCCCCCGCTGGTGCGCGTTATGCTATCCCATGGTTCCGTACTTTCGGCAGCGACCACCAGACCGACCTCGACACATTGTATCTGGCGCGTACAGAACTACCGACACCGCTCGCTGTGTCCGCTGACGAGATCACGATACCCGATGGTTTCCAGTGGCCTGCAGGTGTAATCCCGCCGGGCGCTGGTGTATCCGACCCGTATACAGTCGCCCGTACATTCTATGTTACGATGGAGGGCAGCGACGCCAATACCGGTACGAGCTTGTCGGCCCCACTAGCGACGGTAGGCGCAGCACTCACCAAAGCTGCTGCGACTGGCGTATCCGCTGGTGTTATTGTCCACCCGGGCGACTACACTATCCAACCCGACACCCCGTTACCAGCGAACTGCCTACTCTATGGTTACGACCTGCGTGCCACCAAGATGCGCCTACCGAACGGGCTCGAGGAGAACAACATGTTCTTGCTCGACTCTGGCTGCAAAGTGCGCGGCGTGACGTTCACCGGCTTGCAGCACGAAGCCCCGCCGGACTATGCCGACGTCAGCACCGCCTTGGCTGCCACTGAGCAGTGGGACTACTTTACCGTAAGCGGCGTGCTCTATCGCAATATGGACAGTCTAGCTACTGTGGTGGAGCACGACTACCCGCCAGAGAAAGGCTGGGCGTTTGCGTTCAAGCCGGGTGCGTTCATCACGCGCTCACCGTATATTGCCGATTGTTCACAGCTGCATGAGTTCACACAAGACCAGATGACCTTGCCGGTCGACCGGGCGAATGGGAACCCACTGGTCCCCCGTGGCGGCGGTAACCTCATAGCGGATGGTTCTGTATTGGCCCCCTCTTCGCCGCTCCGCTCTGTGGTGGTTGACTCGTTCACAGCGATCAACCCAAATGGCTACGCATACCTGATGAAGCGCAACGCCTTCGTGCAGCTCGTGTCGGTATTCTCCAACTGGAGTCGGTACGGCCTGTGGTGCCACGATGGTGGGCAGGTTACGGTTGCGAACTCCAACAGCACATTTGGTGATTACGCGTTTGTATCCACGGGGTTCCGGAATACTATCCGCATCGAAGACCCAGTCGGTGAGCCGCGCGGTGTCTATATCGCCACAGCTGATGCCATCATCGAGCAGAAAGATATCATTGTTGCGGAGATGTACATACAGCTGGCTGACGAGTTCACCGAGGTCCAGAACTTCACGCAAGCGCAGGAAGACCTTACGCGCCGGGATGCAGCGACGCTGCTAAAGCAACTATCAGACGACTTCCGCTCTGGGCAGGACCGGGGCTCGCAGTATTTTGTGAAAGGTCTGTTCAACTGGAACGCTGAGTACCACTTCGATGCCTCGCTCCTACCGATCTTCCTCCGCAGCTGGGAAATCATACAAGCACGTATTCTGGCGCGTTGTGCGTTGACTGCACCAGCTGCGACTATGCTCGCATCGCTCATCGCGCTGATCAAGACCAACGTGGAGACTCCGCCGACCATCGGTTACCCGTCGATCATCGAGGCTACGGGACAGCAGTTTAGTTATGTCGGCTCTGGCGTGAATTATAACTCGCTACCCTTTGCCCAGCGGGGCACCGGGCTGGCTGCTGACCCAACTCTCGTGAACCTCAAGGTCAATGGGGGTCGCATATACGCCACTTTCTCTACCGAGGTAGGGGATACATACCTCGGGGAGGACCTCCGGGTAGACTTCGAGCGCGGAACCGTGGAAGGCCAAGCGTTTTCCCGTGGTGTCCAGAACATCGCCCTGCCACTGATCCAAGCTCTGGGAGCCTGATATGCCAACAATAACTACCCCACGTCCGCCACTAAACCTATTCAATGTAGAGCGGATCAATGTCCCCTCCTTCTGGACGACGGTCCTCGAGACGCCGGACTATTTGATCCCAGAGAATGGGCCCGACCCAGAGCGTACAGTAAAGGCTGTTGCACTACTGACTTCGTTGTTAGTAGCGAATAACGGAGAGGACAGCATAGAGCTATCCGCCCGGTTCCGCGATAACAACGGCCTCAGCTGGCTGGTCCTTAACAAGATGTATATCCCCCCGAATGACTTCGCTCTAATCGAGCTGGGTAAACAGAACCTACCGAGCGGGGACCGCCTCGAGCTGAAGTGCGAAAACTTTCAGGGGGCTACGGCGAGCTTGTCGTATGTCCTGAACCAACGCGAAGAATATGTGGTGTTGTAATGAGCAGCGTTAAATTTGCCTCGGGCCGCGCGCCCCTTCTGGGCCACTCAGTTCGTTACTCCACCCCTATCCCCCTAGAGCCCACGGCACACACAGGTGCGGTGGTTGCAGGTGAGGATAACCTCATGCACTACTCAGTGGGCGACCGCTGGGTAGGGCTGGCTCCGGTACTCTCGACGCTTATCGACGCTGGTAACGCCGACACCGATTATACGGGTACGGCTAAAATTGATCTCGGGAGCGCCCAGACATGAGTAACACGATCAGTGCATCTATTTTCCAACTGTCCCTGCGCGGCGACACACTCGCCCGGTGGACTACGTTCAACCCGGTGCTTGCAGACCGCGAGATTGTGTTGGAGAAGGACACTGGTCAGTTTAAGATCGGTGATGGTACCAGTCAGTATCTGGACTTGCCGTATGGCGGTGTCGTTGGCCCCACAGGGCCGCAGGGCGTCTCGCTTAATATCCTCGGCTCTGTGGCTACAGTTGGCGACCTACCCGCTTCGGGTAACCCCAACGATGCTTACATCGTAGAGGCTGACGGAGACCTCTATGTCTGGGGCGACACTAGCTGGGACAATATCGGGCCGATCATAGGCCCAGAAGGACCTACCGGGTCTACAGGCCCTACCGGACCGGTCGGCCCCACAGGACCTACGGGGGCCACGGGTAATGCCTCGACGGTCGCTGGCCCCACAGGGCCACAAGGTGCTGACTCGACGGTCACTGGCCCCACAGGGCCTACAGGGCCTACAGGGGCACAAGGTGTTGACTCGACGGTCGCTGGGCCTACGGGTCCTACGGGTAATGCCTCGACGGCCGCTGGCCCCACGGGTCCTACGGGTGCTGACTCGACGGTCGCTGGCCCCACAGGGCCTACAGGGCCTACAGGGCCACAAGGTGTTGACTCGACGGTCGCTGGCCCCACAGGGCCTACAGGGCC